AGCGTAAAGATGGTCAAACACACGGTATTCCGTGCCATCCATCGTAAAGCTAATCATGTCGGTCTCCAGCCTGTGTTCGTCATCTAACCATCGACATAAGGATTTGTCAAATGGGCAATTCGTTGCTTACCATCGACATGATCACCAGGAAGGCCCTGGAGATTTTTGAGAACAACCTCGTCCTGACGCGGAACATCAACCGCCAATACGACGACAGCTTCGCCAAGGAAGGTGCCAAGATCGGCTCCACCCTGCGCATCCGCCTGCCCGACCGCGCACTCGTCACCGACGGTGCCGCCCTGCAAGTGCAGGACGAAAACGAGCAGTTCACCACGATGTCGGTCACCAACCAGAAGCACATCGGCGTCAACTTCACGACCGCCGAGATGGCCCTGTCGCTGGACGACTTCGCTGACCGCATCCTGAAGCCGCGCATCAGCCAGCTCGCCGCCAGCGTCGACGCTGACGTCGCCAACGTCTACCGCGACGTCTACAACGCCGTCGGCACCGCCGGCGTCGCCCCAGCCACCTCGCTCGTCCTGCTCCAGGGCCAGCAGGTGCTCAACGAGGGTGCCGTCCCGATGTCGCCGCGCTACGCGACCGTGAACCCCGCTGCAAACGCCGGTCTGGTCGAAGGGCTGAAAGGCTTCTTCAATCCGGGCGACGTCATCAGCCGTCAGTTCAAGAGCGGCATGATGGGCGAGGGCGTGCTGGGCTACGACGAGATCAACATGTCGCAGTCCATCAAGGTCCACGCCTACGGCTCGCGCGCCGCCACCGGCGCTACCGTGACAACCACCGTCGCCACGCAGGGCCAGTCGACCATCAACATCACCGGCACCGGCACGCAGACCATCAACCGAGGTGACACCTTCACCATCGCAGGCGTGTTCGCGGTCAACCCGCAGACCCGCGAAAGCACCGGCTCGTTGCAGAAGTTCGTCTGCACCGCGTCCAACACGGCCTCGGGCGGCGCATATACCTCGGTCGCCATCTCGCCGCCGATCTATACGGCGTCGGAAGCACTGGCCACGGTCAACGCCTTCCCGCAGTCCGGCGCGGCGATCATCTTCGACGGTGTCGCCTCGACCTCGGCTCCGCAGAACCTGATCTACCACAAGGACGCCTTCGCGTTCGCCACCGCCGACCTCCTGCTGCCGCAGGGCGTCGACATGGCCTCGCGTCAAGTCCACAACGGCATCTCCTTGCGCATCGTTCGTGATTACGACGTCAACAACGACCGCATGCCCTGCCGCATCGACGTCCTGTATGGCTACGCCGCGATCCGCGCCGCTGCCGCCACCCGCCTGCTCGGCTAACCCCCAGCGCAAGGAGAACGAATATGACTATCGCGAACATCGGCGGCGGCTCCCAGATCGGCGACGGCAACCTCAACGAGGTTGTTCTCGCCGCCATCCCGGCCCCGCTGACCGCCGCCGGCGACGCCACCCTCTCGGTGGCCCAACTGATCGGCGGCATCCTGCTCGGCAGCCCCGGCTCGTCCGCTGCTGCCTACACCCTGCCGACCGCTGCCCTCTTGGACGCTGCCCTCGGCAACGCCAAGATCGGCTCGGCGTTCGACCTGAACGTCGTCAACGTCAACGGCTCCGGTTCGGGCGTCATCACGATGACCACCGCTACCGGCTGGACCCTCGTCGGCCTTATGACCGTCGTGGCCACCGCAGGCACCGCCCAAGTCTTCCGCGCCCGCAAGACGGGCGACGCGTCTTGGGTTCTCTACCGCTACGGCTAACGCCTACCCCGCCCCGCCTTAACCGGCGGGGCGGCACTGCCCTTGCCAACGACAGGACGCCAGCATGACGACCGCAGGAGACATCATCTACGGCGCGCTCCGGCTGATCGGTCAACTGGCCGAAGGCGAGGTTCCGTCGGCGGACACGGCGCAGGACGCGCTGGCCGCGATGAACATGATGATTGATAGCTGGAGCACCGAGAGGCTCGCTGTCTACGCCACCCAAGACCAGACATTCACATGGCCCGCAGGGCAGGCGACCCGCACGCTTGGGCCGACCGGCGATTTCGTCGGCCTGCGTCCCGTGCTGCTCAACGACGCCACCTACTACGTCGACCCACAGGGCCTGTCGTTCATGCCCGCCATCATTAACGAGGCGGAATACAACGCCATCGTCCTCAAGACGGTGACGAGCACCTATCCGCAGGTCATCTACGCCGAGGCGACGAACCCGAACGCCACATACACGATCTACCCGGTGCCGACGCAGGCGATGGTGTGGCACTTCATCTCGGTGCTGGATCTGTCGCAGCCTGCGACGCTCGGCACCGAACTGGTCTTCCCGCCGGGCTACCTGCGCGCCTTCCGCTACAATCTGGCCTGCGAGCTGGCCCCGGAGTTCGGTGTCGAGCCGTCGCCGCAGGTGACGCGCGTCGCCATGGTGTCCAAGCGTAACCTCAAGCGGATCAACAATCCGGGCGACATGATGGCCATGCCGTCCGGCATTATGGGATCGCCAGGGCGCTACAACATCTACACCAACCTGCCGAACTGACGTGAAGAGCCCCATTCTAGGATCCAGCTATGTGGTCCGCAGCGTCAACGCTGCCGACAACCGCATGGTCAACCTGTATCCCGAGGTCATGACCGAGGGCGGGCTGGAGGCGGCGTATCTCCAGCGGTGCCCCGGCCTGCGGTTCATCTCGACCGTCGGCACCGGCCCCATCCAAGGGCTTTGGTCGAACGGCAACACCGGCTACGTCGTGTCGGGCCAGTCGTTCTACTCGGTCACGTCCGCCGGCGTCTCGACGCTGATCGGCACGATCGAGAACAGCGGCCCGGTGTCGATGGCCGACAACGGCACGCAACTGTTCATCGCCGCTGACCCCAAGGGCTACATTTACAACTTCGACACCGGCGTGCTGGCCGAGATCACCGACGAGGATTTTCCGGGTGCCAGCACCGTCGCCTACCTCGACGGCTATTTTGTCTTCACGGAACCCAACTCGCAGCGCATCTGGGTCACCACCCTGTTCGACGGCAACAGCGTAGATCCGCTTGATTTCGCCAGCGCCGAGGGTGCGCCGGACGACGTGGTCGGTCTGGTCGCCAACCACCGCGAGGTGTGGGTGCTGGGCACCAACTCGACCGAGGTCTGGTATAACTCGGGCGACGCTGACTTCCCGTTGGCCCGCATCCAAGGGGCTTACAACGAGGTTGGCTGCGTCGCGCCTAACTCGATCGCCAAGCTGGACAACAGCATCACCTGGCTGGGTCAGGACGCCCGTGGGCGCGGCATCGTCTACCGCGCCAACGGCTACCAAGCCGAGCGCATCTCGACGCACGCCGTCGAGTTCGCCATTCAGAGCTACACCGACATGACGGACGCGGTGGCCTACTCCTACCAACAGGACGGCCACGAGTTTTACGTCCTCAACTTCCCGCTGGCCGACACGACGTGGGTGTTCGACGCCGCGACGCGGGCGTGGCACGAACGGCGCGGTCTCAAGAACGGCGTGTTCACGAGGCATCGGTCCAACTGCTTTGTCAACTTCAACGGGCTGCTGGTCGTCGGCGACTTTGAGAACGGCAACCTCTACGAACTGGACCTTGACACGTTTGCAGACAACAACTTGGTCCAGAAGTGGCTGCGTCGGTGGCGGGCGTTGCCGACCGGCGGCAACGACTTCAAGCGCACCGCGCACCACGCCCTGCAACTGGTCTGCGAAACGGGCGTCGGCCTGTCCGGGTTTACCGAAGAAGAGTTGCTGCTGGTCGAAACGGATGTGGAACTGCTGGTGTCGACCGGCGTCCCGTTGCTGCTTGGCAATCCGATTTACGAAAGCACAGATCCGCAAGTGATGCTGCGCTGGTCTGACGACGGTGGGCACACTTGGTCGAAAGAGCACTGGCGGTCGATGGGGCCGATCGGCCAGTCCTCGACGCGCATCATATGGCGTCGGCTCGGCATGACCGACAAGCTGCGCGACCGTGTCTACGAGGTGTCGGGCACCGCCGCTGTCAAGGTGGCGATCATGGGTGCCGAGCTGACCGTGAGCGGCACCAATGGCTGACATCACCTCGATCCCAGCCGCGCGCGTCCCGGTGCTGGAGCCGGGCACCAACATCATGTCGCGCGAATGGTATCGGTTCCTGTTCAACCAGTTCGGCCAGACCGGCAGCGGCACCACCGACATTTCCATCAGCGACCTGTCGCTTGCGCCGTTCAGCGGGGCCGAGGCCGAGGCGGCGATGGACCTGCTGCGCGCCGACGTGCAGGGGCTACTGTCCGCGCCGCCTCTGGTGCCGCCGCAGGGTTACGCGGGCGGGTTCGCCAACACAGCCACGCAGACACTGTCGGGCGCAAGCACGGCGAACGCCGTCACGTTCAACACCACCAACTACGCCACCGGCGTCAGCCTCAACACCAGCTCGCGCATCGGCGTCACCCGCGCAGGGGCGTTCGTGATCTCTGCCACGATTTCGCTGGACAAGACGACCGGCGGCTCGGCCCTGGCGTATCTGTGGCTGCGCAAGAACGGTGTCGACGTGGCCAACTCCACGAGCCGGTGGCGGCTGAAAGGCAACGACGACGAGGTGCTGGTCCCGCTGCTGGCGACGCTGTCGCTGACGCATAACGATTATGTAGAGCTGATGTGGGCCGCTGACGACACCAATGTTATACTGAACGCCCACGCTGCGACTGCGTTCGCCCCTGCAAGCCCTTCGGCGCTGTTGAGCATCACACAGGTTGACCAATGACCGTTTTCCTCTCGCCTCTCGCCGGCGCTGGCCAGCAGTTCCTTGACAACTCCGGCAACCCGCTGACCGGCGGACTGCTTTACACCTACGCGGCGGGCACAACGACGCCACAGACGGTCTACACGACGTCGGCAGGCACCACGGCGCACGCCAACCCGATCATCATGGACGCCGCCGGGCGGTTGGAGAGCGAGGTCTGGTTGACCGGCGAGGTCGCCTACAAGTTCATCCTGCGCGATAGTGCGGGCGCGTTGATCGGCACCTACGACGACATCTACGGCATCAACGACGTCAGCGCGACAGGCGTGCCGTGGGCCGAGGTGACGGGCACGCCGACGACCCTGGCGGGTTACGGCATCACAGACAGCATCACCGCTGCAACCGCAGCCAGCACCTACGCGCCGATTGCCAGCCCGACGTTTACGGGGACCGTCACGATCCCTGACAGCGCCGCTGCGCCGTTCACGGCAGGCTATCTCGACGTGCCGCAGAGCCTCAAGGTGGCCAACTACCAACTGGCGCTGGTCGACCGGGGCAAGTCCGTGGTCATGAACGGCACGTCGCTGACGCTGACCGTCCCCGCCAACAGCGCGGTGGCGTTCCCAATCGGCACGGCTATCGTCGTCATCAACATCGCCGCCACGTCGCTGTCGGTGGCCATCACGACCGACACGATGACGCTGGTCAACTCGACGACCACCGGCACCCGCACGCTGGCGCAGAACGCCATGGCCACGCTGGTCAAGGTTGGCGCGACGAACTGGATTATTGCCGGGTTGGGGGTCACCTGATGAGCGGCATCGTCGCGATCATGGCGGGCCTGAGCGCGCAAACCTCGCCCAACACCGTCATCTTTGACTTCTCGACGGGGTCGGGCACCGTCACGATCCCCGCGTCGCCGATCAGCGCGGTCATCGAGGTGTGGGGCGGCGGCGGCGGCGGCGGGTATGGCCTTGAGGGCGTCGGAGATAACGGCGGCGGCGGTGGCGGCGCGGGCGGCTACAGCAAGACCACGATCGCATCCTTGACTGACCAAGGTGGCAAGACCATCCTCTACACCGCAGGCGTAGGTGGCACAGGATCCAACACCCCAGACCCCGGCAACACGGGAGGCACCTCGTCGGTGTCGAGCGGGACGTATACGATCACGCCGATGATCGCCTTGGGCGGCGACGGCGGCACCTCGGACGCCAACACTATCCAAGGCCAAGGCGGCACCGCCTCCGGCGGCTCCGATACCAACACGACAGGCGCCGGCGGCAGCTTCCTGACGCGGACAGGCGCTACGGCCACGGCGGGCGTTGCAGGGCTGCAAGGGGGTGCTGGCGGCGACGGCGGGATTCCCACCATTGGCGGCGAACGTGGCGACCCAGGCTTGCCGGGGCGGGTCCGCTTCGTCTTTACGATATAGGAGGGCCTGATGGCCGTTTACGTTCGCGTTCTGATCCCGTCGAAGACGGCAGAGGCTGTCCAGACGACGCAATACACCTCCACGGCGGTGACGACGATCATCGACAAGTTCACCGCCACCAACTACAGCGCCAACGCTGCGACGCTGTCAGTCAATCTGGTCGCCCCACTTGACAACCCCGGCAACGCCAACCTGCTGGTCAAGACGGTGTCGATCCAGCCGGGGCAGACCTATCTGTTCCCGGAGCTGATCGGTCACGTCATGGTCAGCGGCGGCACCCTGTCAACAATCGCGGGCACGGCGACCGCCATCAGCATCCGCGCCAGCGGGAGGACGATCTCGTGATCGAGGCGCTGGAGCATCACTTCAAGCACCAACTGGACCTGCCCCGCCCTGCGGCTGACTGGCTGCTGGACCTGTGGCAGGTCATCCAGGTGTTCGACGACGCCCACGACTGCGACCCTATCGGCAACGTGATGCCCGCGCTGTGGGCCGCGCTGGTGTCGATGCCGGGCAATCCGTTCTACGTCGCCCATGCTGCTGCGCTCCAGTCGAGCGTTGCCACGGCCATCCTGAAATGGCACGCGGCCAACGAGGCCGAGGATGGCGGTGTGGCTGACGAGCGGTCGTTCGTGTGGCGCGCGGCCTACTACGACGTGGTGCTGCTGGTCGTCCTGCTCTGCCACGGTCAGGCCGAGGCGCTGCGGCTGGCCCCCGCCGTGATGCTGATGTATGGTGAGCCGTTCGCGGCCTATCGGGAGGAGTTCCCCAATGCCTAATCCCGTTGTCGCCGTTGCCGGGGCACAAGCCGGTGCTTCGCTTATTGGTGGTCGGAGCCAGTCCCGTGCGGCCCGAAGGGCTGCTGACGCGCAGGTCCAGTCCGCTGCGGAGGCGTCGCGCCTCCAGCGCGAGATGTTCGACCGGCAGGTGCAGCTCCAGGAGCCGTTCCGGCAGGGCGGCATCACCGGCCAGAACCGCATCATGGAACTGCTCGGTATCGGCGGTGACGCGACGGCAGGCGACTACGGTCGCTACGGGCGCGACTTCTCGATGAACGATTTTGAAGTCGACCCTGGCTACGCCTTCCGGCTGGCCGAGGGCAACAAGGCGCTGGAGCGGTCGGCTGCCGCGCGCGGTATGCTCATGTCGGGCCAGATGTTCAAAGGCGCGCAGCGGTTCGGTCAGGATCTGGCGTCGCAGGAATACCAGAACGCCTTTGACCGCTACCAGACCAACAGGTCGAACCAACTCAACCCGCTCGGCACGCTGATGGCCTCGGGCCAAGGGGCGGCAAACACCTTGTCTGGTGCTGCCGGACAACTCGGCACGCAACTCGGGGAGAACGCCATGGGGGCGGGCAACGCCCGCGCCTCGCGGTATATCAACCAAGCCAATGCGTATACGGACGCTCTCAGCGGCGTGACCAATGCATTCACGGGATATATCGGGCGCGGAGGCGGCTTTGGTGGGCGCGCGCCGGTCCCGCCGCCATCAGCCACGCCGTATGGTGGCTATGGCGCAGGTCGCGGAGGGGTCGGCTAATGCCCATTGATGCTCGTATCAGCATGGGCCTTCGGCCCCAGACCTACGACGCTTTTGCTGCCTACGACACCGGGCGCGCTGCCGCGCAGACGGCCCAAGCAAACCAGATGGCGATGCAGGCTGCGGAGGCCACGGCTACCGCGCAGCGCAACGCTATGCTGGAGGCGCGGACGCTTGACCCTACCAATCAAGAAGCGTTGAGGGCCTACGCCTTGCGTAACCCTGCTGCTGCCGAACAAGTCCTTGGAGGACTGGCAAGCGCAGACAACATATTCAGCGCGCGTAATACGGACACGAGGGCGCAAGGTAAGTTCGAAACCGAACAGCGGGGGGCCAACTACGGCCAATTGGTGCCTTTTGCCACCCAACTGCTTGGTGACGCTTCACCGGCGAACGTCGCGCGTGTGCGCGGCATGGCCGAAGCGAGTGGGTTTCCTGTGGCAATATACGACGCGCTGGCCACGTCACTGGTTGATCTACCCCCAGAGGCGCAACAAAGGGCAATCCAATCGTTCCTTGCGTCGATGTCTGACGGGCAAAACGCGCTTAAGACGTTCTTCCCCGCACAAGAACTGGCAACAACCGCGACCGGGCAGCAAGCCGTCAACCTTAGCCCGTTGGCGCGCGATCCCGGGACCGGCGCGCGCATCCCGATTACCGGGCCGCTTACTACCCCGGAAAAATATAACGATGTGTCGACCGAGCAAGGCATTATTCGGGTCTATTCTGACGGGCGGACCGAGGCGCTTATGGCACCTGATGGTAGCCCGTTGAGAGAAGCCCCGCCGCCGCCGTCGCCCGCTGACCAACGTGCCGCCGCCGCCGCCGCCGCCGAGGCCGCCGCTACCTCAGAAAAAGCGCGTAACGCGGCAAATACTAACCGAACGTCTGTGCAGAACACTCTGCGGGTTGTTGACGACATCCTGCCGAACGTCAGCGGCTGGACTGCGGGCCTTGGCTCGCTGACTGCTGTCATCCCTGGCACGCCCGCCGCCGACCTCGCGGCCAACCTTGACACGCTGGAAGCTAACCTGAGTTTTGAGCGGCTGGCAGAGATGCGGGCTAACTCACCCACAGGCGGCGCGCTCGGCAACATCACCGTGCGAGAACTGGACCTTCTCGGTGCGACCATCGCCAACATCCGCAACTCGCAAAGCCCGGAGCAACTGCGCCGCAACTTGCAGGTCATCGCTGGTGCGCTGCGCAGGCTTGAGGCCGCATATGCCGAGGCGGGGCTGCCGTCTCCAGTTAGCGGGGGCGGCGCACCACCCACCCCGGCCCCGTCTGGCGGCGGGCGAGCCACGCACAGGAACGCACAAGGGCAGGGCATCTATTGGAACGGTTCAGCGTGGGTGCCCGGGACATGATGCAGATCCCACCGCCGCCTCCGGGGTTCGAGCCGATCAGCCGCAGTGCCGCGCCGCCGCCGCCGCCCGGGTTTGAACC